GTCTTGATTATAATTTTGGTGTTAAGGTTCGTTCTTTTCATTGTGGTGAATATGGTGATAAGAATATGCGTCCTCATTATCATTGTATTGTTTTTGGATGGGATTTCCCTGATCGTTATTTTTGGATGAATAGTCCTTCTGGTTTTCCTATTTTTCGTTCTCCTCTTTTAGAGGATTTATGGCCTTTTGGTTTTAGCTCTATTGGTGAAGTTTCATTTGAAGCTTGTGCTTATGTTGCTAGATATGTTGTTAAGAAGCGTACTGGTTCTCTTGCTTCTCAGCGTTATGAAGTTGTTGATACTGATACTGGTGAAGTTATTGATTTGTATCCTGAGTATGCTACTATGTCTCGGCGTCCTGGTATTGGTTATGATTTTTTTGTTTCTAATTATCGTGATATTTACCCTAAAGATTTTTTAACTTTTGGTAATGGTCGCCAAGTCCCTCCTCCTCCTTATTTTGATAAGCTTCTTCAGAAATTTGATCCTTATTTGTATGATGATGTTAAGAATTCTCGTCTTATTCGTTATGCTGATAAAGAACCTTTTTCTTATGAACGTGCTGATCATATTAGGCAATGTTTTGAGGCTCGTATTAAGTCTCTTGTTCGTACTTTAGATAACCTTTAGGAGTTTTTATGATTTTACAAATTTTTACTATTTATGATTCTAAGATTGAAAGTTATATGAAGCCGTTCTATGCTTCTACTAAGGGTGAAGCAGTTCGTATGTTTTCTGATGGTTTAAAAGAGGGTGATTCTCTCATTGCTAAACATCCTGAGGATTTTACTCTTTTTCATCTTGGTGAATATGATGATTCCTCTGCTCGTTTTTCTCCTTTAGAAACTCCACATTCTTTGGGAGTTGGATCTGAGTTTAAGTGATTTTTTTGGCCCCTTATATTTGCAGAGTTATCCCCAAGAATTGGGGATAACTCTGTGAATATAAGGGGTGACAAGCGTAGCGCGTCAGTTAATTCCCGTATATAAGGATATGATTATGAAATTGCCAAGTGGTATGATTGCTTCTCACAATTTTGCTCGTGCTCCACAAGTGGATATTCCACGTTCTGTTTTTAATCGTTCTCATGGTTATAAGACTACTTTTAATGAGGGTTATCTTATTCCTGTTTATTTGGATGAGGTTTTGCCTGGTGATAGTTTTTCGTTGAATATGACTGCTTTTGCTCGTATGGCTACTCCTTTGTTTCCTATTATGGATAATTTATGGTTTGATAGTTTTTTCTTTGCTGTTCCTTATCGTTTGATTTGGACTAATTGGGAGAAATTTAATGGAGCTCAAGATAATCCTGGTGATTCTACTTCTTTCGTTATACCAACTTGTACCGCGCCCGGTGGTGGATATTCTTCTTTGACTTTGCAAGATTATATGGGTATTCCTACAAAGATTGCTTCTATTACTCATGCTAATTTGTTTCCCCGTGCTTATAATTTAATTTGGAATGCTTGGTTTAGAGATGAGAATTTACAGAATTCTGTGGTAGTTAATACTGGTAATGGTCCTGATACTTATACTGATTATGTTCTTCTTCAACGTGGGAAACGGCATGATTATTTTACTTCGTGTTTGCCGTGGCCTCAAAAGGGTACGGCTGTTTCTTTACCTCTTGGCACTTCTGCGACTGTTAAAACGAGTGGTACTGAGCTTTTTACTGGTTCTCAGACAAATTTGTTGCTTCGTTCTAATACTGGTACTTTGCCTGGTTCTACTAATACTCTTGCCTGGACAACTGCTGGTGCTCTTAATCAGTCTACTACTGCTGCTACATCTTCTGGTGTAGGTGTTTATCCTACTAACCTTTATGCTGATTTGTCTTCTGCTACTGCCGCTACTATTAATGATCTTAGACAAGCTTTTCAGTATCAACGTATGTATGAGCGTGATGCTCGTGGTGGAACTCGTTACCAGGAGCTCATTTATTCTCACTTTCGTGTTATGGGTGATGATGCCCGTTTACAGCGTCCTGAGTATTTAGGTGGTTCTTCTTCTCCTGTTAATATTACTCCTGTTGCTCAAACTTCTGCTACTTCTGGTTCTACTGCTCTTGGTGATCTTGCTGCTTTTGCTACTCTTGCTGCTCATGGTAAGCATGGTTTTACTAAGTCTTTTACTGAACATTGTTTGATTATTGGTCTTATTTGTATACGTTCTGATTTAAATTACCAACAGGGTTTAAATCGTATGTTTTCTCGTTCTACTCGTTTTGATTTTTATTGGCCTACTCTTGCTCATCTTGGTGAACAATCTGTTTTGAATAAAGAGATTTATATGCAGGGTACAGCTGCTGATAATAATGTTTTTGGTTATCAGGAGCGATATGCTGAATATCGTTATAAGCCTTCTTTAATTACTGGTGCTTTCAGATCTAATTTTACTGGTACTTTGGATTCTTGGCATTTAGCTCAGAATTTTGGTTCTTTACCTACTCTTGGATCTACTTTTATTGTTGAAAATGCTCCTATGTCTCGTATTAAGGCTGTTTCTACTGATCCTGATTTTATTATGGATTCGTTTTTTTCTCTTAAATGTGCTCGCCCTATGCCTACTTATTCTGTTCCTGGTTTGATTGATCATTTCTAGGAGTTTTTATGAGTATTTTAAGTAAGATTGTTGATTGGGTTCCTTCTGTTATTGGTGCTGCCAGTAGTTATTATGGTCAGTCTTCTGCTAATGAAATGAATCGTGATATTGCTCGTGATCAGATGGCTTTCCAGGAACGTATGTCTAATACCTCCTGGCAGCGCGCTGTTGCTGATATGCGTGCTGCTGGTATTAATCCTATGTTAGCTGTTTCTCAAGGTGGTGCTTCTACTCCTGCTGGCTCTATTACTCGTGTTGAGTCTCCTACTAAGGATGCTATTTCTGCTTTGAATTTACGTACTTTGTCTGAGCAGATTAAGAATATTCGTGAAGATACTCAATTGAAACGGGTTCAGCAGCAATATAATGCTGATGCTGCTGGTGCTGCTTTACAGGATAGTTTTCTTAAGTCTAAGCAAGCTGCTGTTGCTGCTGCTACTGCTCAATCTATTCGTTTAGATAATGTAGGTCGTTCTGTAGAGGCTTCTATTGATAATTCTGCTTATGGTAAGGCTACTAGGGCTATTAATCGTATTAATCCTGTTGCGGGCTCTGCTAATGCTATTGCTCGTACTATTCGTTCTCCTCGTATTATTCGTTCTAAAAGGTGATTTATGAACAAGAAAGATCTTTCTCGTGTTAATTATCAAGGTTGTTCTGTTTTATATTTTGATGATGATCCTGGTGTCACTGAACAACATCATCGTGATGTTTGTGATATTAATTATATTATTGCTAAGTTTTCGCCTGATGCTTTAGCTTTACATGCTCAGCAATATAATGGTCAATATGGTGATTTTTCTGAATTACCTGATTATCATACTGCTTTATCTACTGTTCGTCAGATTGACGATTTGTTTATGAATGTTCCTGCTGATATTCGTGCTAAGTTTAATAATGATCCTGGTTCTTTTATTCAGTTTGTTGAAAATCCTGACAATCGTGATGCTATGGCCGAACTTGGTCTTATTAGTCAGTCTTTTGTGCAAGAATCTCTCAAAAGCGTTGACGAAGTCAACGAAACCCCGAGCTCTACTTGATGTAAAGGGGTTTACTGACACAAAGTTGTTTTTGTGTTCTCGTATTTGTTTTTTTTTGTTCTTTTAGGTATGTTTTATGCTTAAGATTTGTTTTGTTAATATTGTTCTTTTTGTATATTTTTTATTTATTATTGTTATGGAGGTTTATTATGCGTAGACATAAGTTGAATAAGCGTGTTAGTAAGAAAGTCTTTCGTCATACTGCTGATGCTCACCATAAGCGGAATTATCATCCAATTCCTATGCGTGGTGGTTATCGTATTTAAATAAAAAAGGGACGTGCTACCGTCCCTTATATTTCCCTATACTTCTTTTTTCCTGGGGTTATTTTATGTCATGTGTTAATCCTTTACCAGCTGTTCGTTCTGAATTTATTAATGACAATGGTAAGTTTCCTATGTTGTTTGATTCTAAGTCACTGAAGAAAGTTCATTTTAATGATCTTATTTGGATGCCTTGTGGTCGTTGTGTTACTTGTCGTTTGAAGTCTTCTTCTGATTGGGCTTTTCGCATGATGTGTGAATCTAAGTCTCATTCTTTTTCTAGTTTTATTACTCTTACTTATAGTCCAGATAATTTGCCTTCTGATGGCTCTCTTAACGTTTCTGTTTTTCAAGATTTCTTTAAGCGTCTTCGTCGTCGTCTTGATTATAATTTTGGTGTTAAGGTTCGTTCTTTTCATTGTGGTGAATATGGTGATAAGAATATGCGTCCTCATTATCATTGTATTGTTTTTGGA